AGAAAGATGCCATGATGCGTACTGCTGATATGATGAAGAAGGGTCAGATTAAAGATCTCAATATGTTCATGAAAGCTATGGACAAATCAACACACAAAGCAGTAATGCCTTTCTTCGATAAGAAGCATGATAAAGCTCTGCATGAAGACATTGAGGATCTCAATGAAGCTAATCCTACTGGTTTAAAAATCTATCATAAAGACAATCGAGGCAAAACTGGTAGTGCAATTGTCTTCACAGCTCAAGATGCACAACGTCGACACAACGAGTTGAAGAAAGCTGGACACAAGGCAACACATCATGCATTGATGTACGGCACAAAGGAAGGCCCCAAGAAGCCTATAAAAGAAGAGCTTGATCTCAGCTTTCTTGAAGAAAAGAAATTGACTCCGGCAGAACTTAAGAAGCGTGAAGATGTTGCAAAAGCAATAGAGCGAGATGATCCTGACATGCCAATGGATAAGAAGATGGCTATTGCGACAGCCACAGCTAAGAAAGTAGCTGAAGAAACAGAAGAAACTAATGAAGCTGTTGGCACTGCAGCCAAGTATGCTGGTCGATCTGGTTTCATGGGAGGTAAGTTTCAATCTCACGATCGCGCAATGGAATTACCTCGTCAAAAACTTGACCAGTATCGAGCTAAACAACAAGGTAAAAAAGACGCTGCTCACAAGGCACAAGATCCTAGTATGGCAAAAAGAGGTTATGCTCAGAATGTAGTGGATCGTAATAAAGCACAGAAAAAAGCTGCTAACAAAGGCCTTGGGCATCAGAGTATCTCATATCAGCAAGGTAACAGTATAAGACGTGGTAAGCTGCCTGAAGCAAATGATGTAAACGAAGTTCGAGGCGGTGCTGATGAGCCAGATAAGCATATTGTAATGCAACTAAGAAAGGCTCAGGACGTCGACGGTAATCATCCTGTAACCTTTAGAGGTGGTAAGCAGGCCAAGGTAGCTAAGAAGCATATTGACAAGATTCTGAAGATTCATGATCATCCTTCAATGAAACCTGATCACAAGAGAAAGATCAGAGTAGCTATCAGCAAGTCGCCTAAACATCTCGCTACTTTCGCTGACAGACTAAAAGAAGATTTCACCCTTGATGAAGCCACACAGCTGATTGAAATGAATATTGATACTGATGTCCGTACTCCACGAGCAGACTATAAGCTCGGTAAAGTACGACTGCCTGATGGTAGAACAGTATACCGAAAAGTCAAGAGAGAAATCAAAGTAGAAAAGTAAGCTACGAAAACAGATAAATAGAATATAAAACTCAAAGGAGAGAACAATGTTCACAAAGAATGGTATCTCTGATAGCTTACTGGATGCTGTCAAAGACGTTACAAAAGAAAACAAAGAAGTACGTCAGTACCGTGCTTTTGGTCTAACCACAGAAAGCAAAAATGCACCGTCAAAAGAGAATGGTGGTATTGCTCATATGTGTGCTTCTCATGTTCAGCATGCAACGTATGGTGAAGGTGTTTGTGTTCCTGGCGAACACACGATTGTTGAAACAGCACCTGGTGAAGGATATGTGACGCACTACGATGTCGACTTCAGCGGTAACATTGTTGAAGATGTCCCCGTAGAAGATCTCAAAGTCATCAAGGAAGGCAGTCACATGCATTCTAATGTCAAGAAAGACAAGAAGAAGATGATTGCTGGCCAGAAGATGGATGAGAAGATGTCTTCAAAAGAGAAAATGAAGCGTGGTCTCTACAATGGTAAAATGGATCCAGTCGGTAAGGCGGATGCAGATATCGACAATGATGGCGATGTAGATGACTCAGATGATTATCTGAAGAATCGTCGTAAGGCTATCAAGAAGTCAATGGGTAAAGAAAAAGTTGAAATTAACCCAGAAGTTAAAGAAGAATATACAAATACTCACTTTCTGGGTGGAAATAAAGTTGTCAAAGTTAAAAGCACAGGTGCAACAGGAGAAGTTGTAGGGAGACATCGACAGGATGATGGAGATATTCATTTTACTGTACGCCACGATGGAGGTAAGACATCTAAGCATCCTGGAAGCAATCTTAAAGTGCATAAAGAAGAAACAAAGGTTGATTCTGGGTTAGAAAACCCGCATAATTGTGCTACGCATGTTTATAGTGAGTCGTGGGGCGATGGTAGAACTGTTCCAACTATGCACGCTGATCCAGATGAAATGGGCAATGTAGCATGGTATGATGTTATGTTTGAGCATGGTGTCGAGAAGGGCGTACCTATCGAAGAACTTAAAGTTTTAAAATCAAGCCATCACGGTCATAAGAAAAGAGGATCAAAATAATGTCTGCATGGGGAAATAAAGACGATGTTGCATCACCTGGCACAGTTGCTGTCAGTGGTACAACACTTACAGGTACTGGTACCTTCTTTGCAAATAACTATACATCGGGTATGGTTGTCGATGTTGCAACTTTAGGAACTGGTGTAATTAATGTAATTGCAAGCGAAACTTCAATGACAATTACTTCAGCTGTTGAAATGAGTGACGGTTCTGGTAAACAGTATACGGTTAGTGAGAAGCCTGGCTACGTTGTTGATTCTGATACCAACACACTTGGTACTGAAGTTTTCGGTGTGTCAGTAGCTGAGCAAGGTGTTACAACAGCAAACACTCATCACGCTGGTTGGGTAAAGATTGGCGATCGCTACACTGACGCGAATGGCGTTGTTCGTCAGAAGAGTGAAGTTCTTGTAGCTATGTCTACAATTACAGGCGATGCTGATGACGATGGCCAGTTGCCTGATTCATAAACAATAGGATTTGAATAATGGCTGACAGAAAGATAACAGAGCTAGCTGCTCTTACAGCACCGAACCAGAAGGATCTTCTATACACAGTAGATGATCCTACTGGCACTCCGGTATCTAAAAAAGTTAGTTTGTATGATTTATTTGGATCTGTTCCAGCCAATACATCTATCGCTGGGACACTGGCAGCGTCTGGTAACACTACAATTAGTGGAGCCAAGACTGTACTAAGTTCAGGTCAGATAACACTTTCAGCTACGACTAGCGTGGGAAGCAATAATGCTACCACAGTAGTTGGTCGAGCTGATGCCCAAGGAACTTTGTTTTGGGACGAGAATTATCTGTATGTCGCAACTTCAAACACACAGGTTAAAAGGGTAGCTCTTTCAGTATTTTCTTAATAATTTTTCGTGAGTTGTAATTTAATGTTTGATAATTTGACAGAGAAGAATTTTCTTCTCTTTGCTGCAAAGTACTATGAAGACCCTAACTGTGTAGATGTACTCGAGTTCCAGCAAGATCTGGATAGAATTAAGTATATTAAGAGGCTTCTAAAAAGATATCAAGAAAGTGGTGAGTTAAAAGAAAGACTTATACTAAACCACTTAGTTGTATTGTATAATGTGTTTGAGCACAAAGCACTTACACGTATGCTAGCTCTAAAGCTCAACGACTACTTGCATCTTTTGAAGCCATTCTTACAGTATATGGAATATTGGCCACGAACTATAGACGGTATCAATGAAGCGAATGTAGATTGTTTAGGAGTGCCAACTGACATATATATTCTGGGAGTACTAAAGGATCTATAATGGCATCGCAAACAGTAGACTTATTTGTACTATATCAAATAATTAAAAGACTGACCACACCTTTTGAAGAAAGTGAGGCCTTTAAGTTAGGGCTCATCGATAAGAAAGGTAAACGTCTCAAGAAAGCCTCCACTCCTGAAGAAAAGAAAGCGATGACGTATTTCGATCGCTTCATCTTCAATCTAAAGAGAGTAATGTCTAAAGCTGGTCTTAATACTAAGGCTGGAAGCTATGCAGCTGCCCTCTTCCTTTTGAAAGAATCGCAGACAGAAGAAGAACTGACTGACCAAGAAATACTCGAAGGTCTACTCATTGAATTCAACTATCTCTGTGAAAATTCAAACAAAACGTATAAAGAACTTTTTACAGAGACATACAAAGAACTCTACAAAGAAGATGCTCCGGCTATGTCAACAGGAGCAGCCGTTGCAGGTACGGGAGATGATCCCGTACACTGGAAACAGAAGGGAAGACCTCGATCTAGAGGTAAACCAATTGATGCTTTAGCGTATATTAAGAGAATGGCTAGACAGCGTTCAGCTAACACGGCGATCAAGTAATGGCATACCTCAAGCATATTGAATATAGCGAAGGCGTTAATATCTCTCGCGGTCTTGTGAGAGGCGCGATAGCGATAAACAAATTTGGTTATAACCCTAGTGTTCCAAATAATGGACATGAAACTATTTGGGATGGTTCGAATGTTTACACATACGCGTCAACTCCAGGTACCGCAGCTGTCACATCCGATGATTCAAATGACAATGGCGGTACAGTTGAGATCGAAGGCCTTGATGCTAACTACAATCTAGTTTCAGAAACATTGACTATTGGTGGTTCAGCAGGCTCTGTTGTATTCAGAAGAGTCTTTAGAGCAATATTACGTACAGCAAATACAGGCACTACTAATCAAGGTAGTGTAACTGTGACTGTTGATTCAACAGCTGTAGCTATAATTAGCGAAGAGCGGGGCCAGACATTGATGGCTATGTATACGATACCTGTTGGTTATACAGGTTATATACTTCAAGTTGATATGGGAAGTAAAAAAGACACAGAGCACGAAGTTGCTTTAGTTATTAGAAACGGAATAGCGAACGCCCCCTGGCAAACAAAATCATTCGTTACAACAAGAGGCGGGTTCTCAGAAAAAGATTTTAAACTACCAATAGCAATTCCAGAAAAATATGATATAGAAGTGAGAGCAAGAGCAAGCGCAACTAGCGCTGTATCAGCCGGATTTGAATTATTGCTCATTGATGAAAATTTTGTAGAAAGTAGAAGATCATAGGTGATTTATGAATAGAGATGCGGTATACAAACAATTGAAAATCGACGAAGGTGTTAAGTATGAGATCTATAAAGACCATCTCGGCTACCCCACATTTGGAGTCGGTCACCTCATCACAGAAGACGACCCTGAATACAGAGAGCCAATTGGAGCCCCCATTACCGAAGACAGAGTACGAAGCTGTTTCGATAAAGATCTTGACACAGCAGTCAGCGAGTGTGAAGTACTATACGGAGAAAGGGATTTTAGTAGATTACCAGATGAAGTCCAGCAGATCTTGGTTAATATGATGTTCAACATGGGGCGTCCTCGTCTTTCTGGTTTCAAGAAGTTTAATGCTGCAATCGAGAATTTCGACTGGACAACCGCAGCTATAGAAGGAAGAGATAGCCGCTGGCACAGACAAGTAGGTGACAGAGCTGAGCGATTAATGGTAAGATTGGAAGTCCTAGCCTCAGGAGCATAACATGGCAATATCAACAGAATTTTATCACCATGCCCTGATCTCAAGACTCGTCTACAAAGACGAAGATATGAGTGTAAGAAATGAATTCAGAGAAATGGGCTACAAAGGAATAAAATTCTTTGATAAAAAAGGCGCACAAGCGTATGTACTTAATAACGATGATCGAATCACCGTTGCCTTTAGAGGTACAGAACCTTCAGAAATGAGTGATGTTCTAGCAGATTTAGAATTCATACGCAGGAGGGGATTCCATCAAGGTTTCTTAGAAGAGTACGAAAAACTCGAAAACAAAATTACTGCTGAAGTTGCTAAACAGCAACAAATGAAAAGACGACCTGTATACATAACAGGTCACAGTCTTGGTGCTGCAATTGCTTGCATATTTGCCTATTACTACCCATCAGCAGTTGCATTGTATACATACGGGTGTCCACGTAATATGTCGTGGTCGATATCTAAAAATCTCAGAGTGCCCCATTACCGTTGCGTGAATAACAATGACATTGTTCCTAAAGTACCACCTGTAATCTTTGGATTTAAACATACAGGTCGGTTGAAATATATCAACTATTATGGTAACATAAGAAAGATGACACCATGGCAGAGATTTAAAGATTCGTGGCGTGGTCGAATGCGTGCATTGAAAAAGGGGCAGCCCTTTGATGGAGTGTATGATCATAGTATGGATGAATATTGTAGATTTTTAGAGGATAATGAATAATGCGTGAAGAACTTCTTAAAGCAAGTGAACAACATTTCAAAGCTCTGGTAGAAAAGCATCGTATGAATGTTGAAGTGTATTTGACTAATCCAGCTGGTATTGGCGAGCACTCCGACATCATGGAAGCTATTGAAACCGAACTGGCTCAAATGGCTGAATATGATGATAAACTAGAAATGTTGAAGAAGCATTTCTAATGCCCTGGCTTGTCGTCCTAACACTTAAATCGATACTGGGTTCAATTATTGGATCCAGTTTTTACGCTTGGTTTAAAAATACGAAAGTAGGTGTTTGGTTTCAAGTTAAAGTCGACAACGCTATGAGTTATCTTGCTGAGAAGTATGATATCAAAATAGCAGAAAGAGAAGATAAATGGTTACAGCAGTATCCTAGGTTGGCACAAAGGATTGTAAACCTTGAAAACGAAATAAAAGATCTCAAAAGAGATCTAAAAACGTAAAAAAGACGTATAAATATTTTTCGTCAACATATAGGATGAATCCAAAATGAAACCTTTTGCTTTACTTGCATGTTTAATGTTTGTAGGGTGTGCAGCCGATACCACAAAAATAGATTATAGCCTCGAATTTCGCCCCCCTTCTGATTTTGATTGGATGCCCAATCCTTTATTATGGGAAAGAAATGTTAGAAATTGTAGAAGCCTACCTCAATGCAATCCAGCTGACTTGTTTTATAGAACATAGAGCTTGTCTTCATATCTCCATTTGCAGTATAGTATAAATACTAAACCAATAGCAGTATTTGTATAACGACAGTGGAGAAAAGCCATGAAGAAGTTTTTATTCCTATTACTATTGCCAATCAGCGCAATAGCTCAAACATACACAGATGATGTTGCAGAAATTATAAACAACAACTGTGTAACTTGTCACCGTCCTGGTGGTGTAGGCCCAATGAGTTTTGAATCTTACGATCAGGTAAGACCATGGGCACCACTAATCCAATTGAAAGTCGCTTCAAGAGAAATGCCTCCTTATGCTTATGATCAGCATATCGGTATTCAAGACCTGGAAGGCGACTGGCGTTTAAGCGATGAGCAGATTGATACAATCGTTGCATGGGTAAATCAAGGTTCTCCTTACGGCGACCAAGATATAGTACCTCAGTTGCCAGAGATTCCAGATCCTGATGACTGGAGATTCTCTGCTATGTTCGGTCAACCTGATATGATTGTTGCTTCACAAGCATACGACATTCCTGCAAACGGAAATGACTTGTGGAGTAAGGAATTTGTAAACCCACAGCTTACAGAAAACAAGTGCATCAAAGCAGTACAAGTTAAGCCACGAGGCGATGCAGCAGCAGTTGTACATCACGCCAATTCAGATGTGTATATGTATGACGAAGAAGGCGAGCTTGTTCCTTATGGTCAGTTGACTGAGTATGCAATGGGCAAATGGGGTGAAGTAATGCCCGAAGGTGTTTGTCGTACAATGCCAGCAGGTTCACTAGTACGTTGGGACATTCATATGTTCCCAGGTGGTGTTGGTGCAACTGCTGAAGGTGGCATGATCAAAGACAACGTAGTAGAGATTGGTCTTTGGTTCCACGAAGACGGATTTGAAGAGCAAGAAGATATCTACAATCAAGACCTTCGCTTGTATCCTCTAAGAGAGGGTTACGAAAATGGTCACTTAATTGTACCCCCACATGGTTATGCTATGACTCAAGGGTTCCATAGTTTTGACCATCCTGTACGAATCGATAGCTTTCAGCCTCACGGACACCTTCGTATGAATGCTGCCAGTTTAGAGATTTTTGATCCTAAGACAGGTCGTACAACGTCAGTTAGCCAAATTTCTAAATGGAGCGCAACCTGGCATCACAGCCATATCTATGCTGAAGATGTTGCTCCATTACTAGCACCTGGCGAGGTTTTAGTACTGAAGCAGTGGTATGATAATACTGCTGATAATCCCAACAACCCTGATCCTGATATGTGGGTAGTAGGTGGTAGCCGTACTGGTGATGAAATGTCACACGCATGGATTGCTGTTACCCATTTAGACGATGAAGGTTATGAAACATTATTGGCCGAACGTAGAGAAAGTGAGGCAAGGAGTTTAGCAGGAAGTGATGATTAGAATTATTTTATTGATGGGTCTTTTGACTCATTTTGCAACAGCACAAGAAACGGATTTTAGTAGTATTGAAACAAATTGGAGAGTATGTGCTACTTGCCATGGTAATAAAGGTGAGGGGAAGCCAGGCTTCCCTTCATTAAATATATTAACGAGTGAGTACGTCATTGAAGCATTGACCGACTATAGAAACAATGTCTACCGAGGTGATATGAGTACTACTATGTTTGGTATGTCTGCTGCACTTACTGACGAACAAATTGAATTGTTTGGAAAATATGTTGAAGAGGTTTTGAGTAATGATTAGAATATTATGTTTAATGATGTTGTCTTTTGCAGCATCGGCCCAAAATTTTGCCCTTCTTGATACAGAAGGCAATTATCATTTGATGAGATATTATGGTAACTATGATACAATTGCTATAATGACAGCATCAGCACAAAGTAGCGAAGAAGCAAAGCTGAGATTCTTTGCTACAGTCAATAGAGGAAGCACTGAGAAAACTAAATTTTTCTTACTAAATCCTACTGGCGAACCTAGGAACACAGAACAAAACGCAGTACTTGAAGATGTTCCTATGTTGATGGATGATGCTAAAATAGTTTCAAAGGCTTTGGGTCTTACACAATTGAATGAAATTGTGTACATGGATCCAATCACGGGTGAGATTGGCTTTAGGTCTATCATAGAAGAAGGTGAACCAATAGAAACTGATTGGGGTCAGCCTTCTTATACTAATGACATAGCACCTATACTTATTGACAATTGCGTTACATGTCATAGGTACGGTGGTATTGGACCATGGGCAATGACCGATCATGTGATTGTTCAAGCATTTGGTCCTGCAATAAGTGAAGCACTACTTACTAAACGTATGCCACCTGGACAATTAGATCCAACGATAGGTGAATTTACGAATGATATGAATTTAACTAACGAAGAACAACAAAAACTTATTCAGTGGATCGCTAACGGTTCACCAGGAGACTACGATGAATAAATGGCTAGCATTGTTAATATTGCCATCACTGGCTTTTGCACAAGACCCATTGCGTCAATATGACGTACCTGAGACAAAGTGGACTGGAGCTTTGGAATTAAACAGAGAACCAGATTTGATCATTGACCTACCAGCACAAGAAATTCCAGCATCAGGCATGATTCCATATCGTTATGTTACAGTAGACGTTCCCTTAGATGAGGATCGTTGGGTTCAAGCAAGTGAGTGGCTGCCCGGTGACCGTACTGTACTGCATCACACATTGAATCAATTAGTAGGACCTGAGTCAAAGCCCAGCTTTGGTGGCTTCTTAGGTAACCAGTCTGGTAGAGATGCGGACCAAGTTGATTTGGCTGCTTATGTACCCGGTGGCACAGCAACAGTATTCCCCGAGAACACAGGTGGCTTACTGAAAGCAGGTTCAAGTCTGCAACTACAACTTCACTATACTACAAACGGTACTGCCGCAATTGACCGTAGTAAACTTGGTGTTTGGTTCTACCCAGAAGATCAAGTACCCGAAGAAAGAATGACGGGTATGTGTGCATGTATCTTCCCTGACTCATGGACAAACATTCCTCCAGGTGATCCTAACTTTGTACAGACAAAGAGTATTAAGACTCGCAACGATATTGAACTGCATACTTTCTTACCACACATGCACTGGCGAGGTAAGAGCATGAAAGCAGTGGCTTACTATCCTGATGGTACACAAGAAAATCTAATCAATGTTGCTAACTACGACTACGATTGGCAGCTTGCTTATACCTGGACAGAGCCTAAGTTTATTCCAGCGGGAACCACTATCACTGTAGATGGTGCGTTTGACAATTCAGCAATGAATCCTGCTAACCCGGATCCCGAGCGTTCAGTACCCTGGGGACAAATGTCAGAGGACGAAATGTTCTTTGGCGCAATGACATGGAAAAACCTGAAATAAGGAGAAAAAACTATGTGGACCAAACCAACCTACCAAAAGATCCGTCTTGGATTTGAAGTTACTATGTACTTCAAGAACAGCTAAACTATGGAAAAAATAATAGCCTTTGTAGGACTGTGTTTATTAGCAGCACCTTTATTTGTACAGGCACATCCTAAGCTATTGGAGACTACCCCTGCCGCTGATTCTACTGTTGGGTCAGCAGCAGGGGTTTCCTTATCTTTCAATCAAGATGTGAGATTGCTCAAACTTTCTGTTACATCAGAAAACGGTATCGAGCTAGACAGCGATTTTAAAATAACACCAGAAAGTAAGAAAGATTATAATGTAGCTGTTGACAATATGGTTAAAGGAAAATTCACTGTAACTGCTTCTGTTGTAGGAGCAGATGGTCATACAGTTAGCAGGTCTTTTAGCTTTACCGTTGAATAGCAATGTCTCCTGCATTCTATGTGATGTATCTAGTACTCATTGTAGTGGACACTGCTATACACGTTATGATCCAAATGTACTTTGAAGGCCACCGAGCATTTGATGATAAATACAACGAATTCGAGGAAGAAGAGTTACTGAGATGGGATGGAAGTTAAGTGCATTGATGTTTGTTTTAATGAGCGCCATGGGTGGTGGCGGATACCTTTATTTCAAATCCACGCAGAACACAATTCGTCAGTTATCAGAAAACAATGCAGTCTTAGAAAGCGCTGCTCAAACTCAAAAGAATACTATAAGCACGCTTCAAGCAGACTACGAAAGATACAATGCTCTTAATCTTGATCTACAAAAAAGACTTCAAGAGTCTGAAGCACAAAAGAATGAACTGGAAGATAAACTTGGTAGGCACGATTTAACAGTATTGTCGTTACGCAAACCAGGATTGGTTGAGCGCACAGTAAATAGAGGCACACAGGAAGTATTTAATGATTTTTCAGAACTTACGACTCCTACTGATCCTGACGCTCCTGATCAGTAGCACAGCATGCTCGACATTCGGCGCCTTCGGTAACCGGGTTCAACAATTAGAAATATTTGCTGAGCCAGTTGAACGAGCACCGATACCTACGCAACCACCTCCCGCTCCTGTACGGCTGAAGGATGTCCAATGGTATGTTGTGTCAGAAGAGAACTTTGAAGGGTTCAAAGAAAGACTGGTAGATCGTCAAGGTCTCCTTGTGTGGTATGCTATAACTGTTGCAGACTATGAAAGCCTCTCGGTCAACCTTCAAGAGATTAGAAGATATATTGTACAGCAGCAAGAATTGATTAAATATTATGAAGATGCAATTGCAAACGATACCAAAGGTGATGAATAAATAAATATTGAAGAACCTTAAAGAAGTACCCGGAGTAAACCCATGGCTGATGAAAAACTTACAGTAGACTCAACTGAAGATCTAAGAAAAGCAGACCTCAACAGCGATGGTCACATTTCCCAGGAAGAGATGGAAATGATGTTAGACGCTAAGAGAAAGCGTTTAGAAGACGAAGACGCTATGCGTGATGCTCAACGCAATATGGCATGGTTTGCTTTGTTTGGTATGCTACTGTACCCGTTGTCAGTAGTTATTGCTAGTTTTGTAGAACTCGAAAGCGCAGCTAATATATTAGGCGACATGGCACCGACATACTTTGTCTCCGTAGCTGCAATCGTAGCAGCGTTCTATGGCAAGGAAGCATTTAGCAAGAAAGAATAATGGATACACAACCCACCAAAACCGAACTTGAATTACTCAAGAAGGATGTTGATACGTTATCTGGCTTTATGATAAAGCTGGACACCGCTATCGATAAGCTCACGGACGTTGCTAACAGCCTTGATCGAGTAATTGCTGTCCACGAAGAAAAATTAGAAACTCACGAAAGAATTGATCAAGAATTATTCGCATTAATAGAGCAGCGCCGTACTGAATCTAAAGAGCAATATGAGCTCTTGCATTTAAGGATTAGCGATATGAAAAGCGATATCGAAGATGACATGAAGGACGTCATCAAAGAGATCAATGAAAACATTAAAGAAATGAAAGAATTTAACTCTGCACATCATGACGATGTATCAGAGCGTCTAACCAAACTTGAAATGTGGAAATGGTATGTATTGGGAATGGCTACTTTTGGAGGGTTCTTGCTTTCCTTCATTCCTGAAGTGTTAATGCAGTAGATTTATTACATGGGTGGTAGTATAATATACCTATTGTAATAATTATGTTGCTATGTAATGTCCCTTTTTATTGATGTTAAGTATGTGAATCTTTTAGCTCCTCGTCTGGAGCTGTTCAAAGTCAAAGATAACAATCCGTTCACAGCGAATTGTCGCTGCCCTATATGTGGCGATTCGAAAAAGAACAAGTGGAAAGCTCGGGGTTACTTCTTTACCCGCAAAGGCGGATTGTTCTATAAATGTCACAACTGTGGCTACAGTTCTTCGTTGGGTAGTCTCATAAAAGAACTCGACGTCTTCCTGTACAATCAATACACGTTAGAAAGATATAAAGAAGGTACACATCGTAAGACGCATGCCAATGTATCATCTGTCATAGAATTTAGTGCACCAGACTTCAAGTCCAGAAAGAAGAATTCGCTTCTTGATACTCTCTTCGACAAAGTGTATAATACACCAGCTGAAGATTATCTACGAGAAAGAATGATTCCTGAAAGTAGATGGAGCGAACTTTACTATCTGGATGACCTACAAAAAGTCGAACAACTGAATGAGAAGTATAAGGATAGGATTGTAGGAAACGACGAGAGACTCGTTATTCCTTTCTACGATAGAGATCGCAACTTCATAGGCGTAACGTGCAGAGCACTAAGCTCAGAAGGTCTGAGATACGTTACAGTTCGCACTAATGAAGATACGTCTCTAGTGTATAACTTAGATAAAGTCGACATAACAAAGGACGTGTATGTCACTGAAGGACCTTTAGACAGTCTGTTTTTAGATAATGCTGTAGCAGCAGGTTCAAGTGATTTGAACAGTGTTGAGAGGTCTGTACCTAAGAACAAAATGGTATTGATATTTGATAACCAACCCCGCAACAAAGAGATTGTCAAACTGATATCTAAAGCCGTAGACGATGACTATCGAATAGTGATGTGGCCAGAAAATATTTCTGGAAAAGATATTAACGACATGATTCTCGAAGGGGTTGCCGTTCAAAGTATTATAAATGATAATACCTTCCAAGGACTTGAATTGAAGCTGGAGTTTAGTAGATGGAGAAAAGTATAATGACAATAGAAGATATGTATAAACATGAGATTCGACAGCTCAATGAGCAACTATATAATGCTTATACTCGTATTAAAGAACTCAATGAACTGTTAGCTGAGCAGAAGAAAAACAATGGCAAAGACTGAATACCTCGGATTACAGATAGATTACTCACGCGATGAATTGTTTGACAGACTCGGAATAGCTAGACTCAAAGAAAGTTACATGAAAGATGAAGAGACGAGCCCTCAAGAAAGGTTCGCTTTTGTTAGCAATGCTTTCGCATCCAATCCTGAGCATGCCCAGAGACTTTATGAGTACAGCAGTAAGCACTGGTTGTCGTACTCCACGCCTATACTCTCGTTTGGTCGTTCAAGCAGGGGAATGCCGATCTCATGCTTCCTCAACTACATTAATGATTCGAGAGAGGGACTGGTAGACAATCTGTCAGAGACAAACTGGCTGAGTATGTTAGGTGGTGGTGTCGGTATTGGTGTTGGTATTCGATCGTCTGACGACAAATCCGTTGGTGTGATGTCGCATCTTAAGACATATGATGCCTCATGCCTTGCTTATCGTCAAGGCCGTACTAGACGAGGATCATACGCCACGTATCTGGACATATCGCATCCTGATATAATAATGTTTCTCGAGATGCGAAAACCCACTGGCGATCCAAATGTACGTTGTTTGAATCTACACCATGGGATTAACATCACTGATCGCTTCATGGAAGTGGTTGAGCGTTGTATGACGGATCCTGATGCCGATGATGGTTGGAACTTAACAGATCCGCATAGTGGCGAGATCAAAGATACTGTTTCAGCAAAAGCATTGTGGCAGAAGATTCTTGAGCTTCGTATGGAGACAGGTGAGCCATATATTCATTATATTGATACCAGCAATAGGCATCTGCCACAGTTTCAGAAAGACTTGGGTCTCAAGATCCACCAGTCAAACCTATGCTCAGAGATCATTCTTCCCACCGACAAAGATAGAACTGCTGTTTGCTGTCTTTCTTCTGTAAACTTAGAGCATTACGACTCATGGAGTAGGAACACAATGTTTCTACAAGACATGGCCGAGATGCTTGACAACGTACTTCAATACTTTATTGATAATGCACCGAGTTCTGTTGAGCGAGCTAAGTTTTCTGCAATGCGGGAAAGAAGTATTGGTATTGGAGCTCTAGGTTTTCATGCCTATTTGCAAAAGAATAGCATCGCTTGGGAGAACTGGCAGGCAACTAGCGCTAACGTCAGAATGTTTAAGCACATTAGTACTAAACTAAACGAAGCTAATCTAGAGCTTGGTAAGCAAAGAGGTGAAGCCCCTGACGCAAAAGGTACTGGTCGAAGGTTCAGTCACGTTATGGCTATTGCTCCAAACGCTTCGAGCAGTATTATTATGGGTAACACGAGTCCGAGCATCGAACCTTTCAGAGCAAATGCATATAGACAAGATACAATGTCGGGTGCGTTCTTGAATAAGAACAAGTACTTGAGCAAGTTGATTGACGAAAAGATAGAAACGAAAAAGACAAAACTGTCAGAGGATGAGATATGGTCTTCTATCATATCCAATGATGGCTCATGTCAGCACCTCACTTTTCTTTCACAAGAAGAAAAGAATATTTTCAAAACGTCGATGGAAATAGATCAGCGCTGGTTAATCGATCATGCTGCTAAACGTCAAGAGTATATCGATCAGGCACAGTCGCTGAATTTATTCTTCAGGCCTGATGCAAATATTAAGTACCTCCATGCTGTACACTATCAAGCCTGGAAGCAAGGATTGAAAACTCTGTACTACTGTCGATCAGAAAAGTTAGGTAAAGCAGATAAAGTTTCAAAACGCATAGAAAGAAATATCATTCAAGAAATAGATATAACCGCACTGGCAGAAGGAGAAGAGTGTCTCGCGTGCGAGGGCTAGAGGAATATGGCTAAAACAAACTTACGAGAAGAGAGAACATACTTCAAACCATTCAACTATCAGTGGGCTTACGATGCTTGGTTAAAGCATGAACAATCACATTGGCTCCACACTGAAGTACCAATGATGGAAGATGTGAAGGACTGGAGCAGTAAACTGACACCAGCAGAGAAGGGTTTCTTGACCAACATCTTTCGTTTCTTTACACAAGGAGATATTGATGTTGCTGGAGGTTATGTAAACAACTACTTACCTGTATTCCCTCAACCTGAGATTCGTATGATGCTTGCTGGATTTGCTGCTCGTGAAGCTCTCCATGTTGCTGCATACTCTCATCTTATTGAGACACTCGGCATGCCAGAGTCAACATATAACGAGTTCCTCGAATACGAAGCGATGGCAGAAAAGCACGACTTCCTACAAGAGATGTCAACTGCTGCGCAAGATAAAACTACTGTCGCAACTAACATTGCTACGTTCTCTGCCTTCACGGAAGGCATGCAGTTGTTCAGTTCCTTTATCATGCTTCTCAACTTTCCACGACATGGTAAGATGAAAGGTATGGGGCAAATTGTTACGTGGTCGATTGTAGATGAGACACAACACGCTGAGAACATGATTAAGCTGTTCCGAGAATACATAAACGAGAACCTTGATATCTGGAATGATGATTTGAAAGGTAAAATTTATACCATAGCAGAAAGGATGGTTGAACTTGAAGATAAGTTTATTGATCTTGCTTTTGCCATGGGCCCTATGGAAAACCTCTCAGCTGAGGAAGTTAAGAAATATATAAGGTACATTGCTGATAGACGTCTGATCAGCTTGGGATTAAAAGGAATATATAAAATTAAAAAGAATCCTCTGCTGTGGGTAGAAGAGATGATAAACGCACCTACGCATACAAACTTCTTTGAAAATAGGGCAACAGATTATGCTCGAGGAGCTTTGTCAGGTAACTGGGGAGACGTGTGGGCTTAAGATGTACTATATAAGAGAACAGTTTATTAGAGGTATTTACTAAAATGTCAAGCAAAGAAACAAGGGAATATACGTGTAGTAATTGTGGTGCCGAATACATATTGATATTCGATCACGATGAAATAACAGATGAGCCAACGAATTGTCCATTCTGCTCAGCATTAACAGACGAATCGAATGAAATGGATTTAGATGGATTAGACTTTGACGAATGATTGGCACTATCAGGGTGAAATATACACCGCTGATGACATTGATGATTATTATGGTTTTGTTTATGAAATCACCGATCTCGAGCTCGGTAAAAAATACATAGGCAAAAAGTTCTTTTGGAATAAAAGAAAGCTACCCCCATTGAAAGGTAGGAAGAACAAAAGAATAAAAACTGTAGAATCAGACTGGCGTAAGTATTACGGTTCAAGTGACACGGTTAAACAACTTGTTGAATCGAGTGGGCCAGAAAGATTTAAGAGAGAGATTCTTGTCCTCTGCAAGACAAAAGGTGAGTGCTCGTACCACGAAGCCAAATTGCAGTTTGACAATGATGTACTTCTTAAAGATGAATATTATAATGAATTTATCGGAGTAAAAATACACTCCATCCATGTGAAGACATTGAGACCTGATTATGAAAGTGACGGAAACAAGAACACCTAATGGTGTTGAGGTTGAACCAGCACAAAAAAGAAAATATGATGTTAGCGGTAGAACTTTTGAGTACACCGCCCCTTCTTGTGAAATCGTAACCTTCGAAGATTGTATACTGACTAGTGGTAGTTGGGAGTATGGTCTCGCAGGTATTGTTAAAGATAAAAAGTTCTATCACGAACGATTTACAAAGGACGCAAATAACTTCAGAATTAAAAGTCCTTTTTGGACCAGTGCAAGAGGTAATTTTGATATTGAACTTGACGACGATTTCTTCTATAATTATGAGATGGATGAAGTTTTTACATGGTTCAATATTGGTCAATACTGGCACTGGTTCTTTGAGGATCTTCCCCTCATAAAGGCATTCAGAGAAAAGCCTGATATTCCTATTGTCACAAACAGTCTGATGCAATTCCAATTGGATTCGCTTTCGTTCTTTCCTGACATCAGGAATAGAATAGAAGCTGTCGACACACCTGCCGTGATCAAAGCAAATAAAGTTCATGCTGTAACATATCCAGCCATCTCGTATAGAGGTAAAGCTGCCTCATGGGCTGTCGAGTTCTTGAGAGACAATCTTATATCCGATGAGGAAGGTGAGCACAAACGAATTTACATATCACGTAACGATGCAGTGGCAAGGAATGTCAAGAACGAACCTGCTGTCATCGACATGCTCGTTGAGGAGTTTGGCTTTGTACCTTTCAATACTCACAAAACAAACAGCATGTCGAATATGCCTTTCAAAGAAAAGTTGCGACTCTTTACAACAGCCGATATTGTTGTATCACCAACTGGCGCTGGCTTAACTCACACACATGCTATGAAACCCGGTAGCACAGTTATCGACTTTAATCATAGTTTTGAAGTTACGGAAGAATGTGGTTGGAACAACATAGCAGACGTTTGCGATCTCAACTGGTATACCATAGAAGCAGAAACGAAAGAGATTCCTACCGAGCGACCCAAGCCAAAGAATGCCCATATGGAAGTTGATGTTGAACTATTGAGAAAGACCGTAGATAATGCAATTAATCAAAGAGCTTAACGGCCACAGTGGTGCTTCCGTATCTTTATACGATAATGGCACCGTTGTAAAGAATGGGTATAGCAAGGCTAGGCAGAGTGCTGAAATATTAGAAGCTCTGCCTTTCAACGCACCTAAGGTATACGAAGTGACTGACGAGAGTATAGTTATGGAATATATCAATGGTGACGACATGACATCATTCTTAGAGCAAAATGGTAACGAAGGAGTAGATATGCTCCTTGCGTTTGTTGAAGAGTATTTCGACTGGTGCCTTTGTAACTCCGACGATTATAACTTCAGCAACGAGCTCGACGACAAAGTGTTTCAGATAGGTGATCATATAAACATAGCAAGCCTTGCTGATACATTAAAATTCAAAATGCCAAGAAGTTTGATCCACGGTGACTTTACATTCGACAATATACTGCATAAAAATGGGGAGTTTTATCTTATCGACGCTAACCCAACAGAGCTCAATAGTATCTACTTTGATGGATCTAAACTGAGACAAGATATCGATGGCTTCTGGTTCTTGAGAGCAAGAGAAGATAAAATCAATTTTAAAATATCGTGTAAAAAGATAAGCGAGCAGTTACAGTCGAAGTATGATTTCATGAACAACAATTCATTATATTGCTTTATGCTTAGTCGAATACTACCTTACTGTAAAAATAAAGAAACAACAGAATTCCTTACTATAGAGATGGATAGAATATGGCCGTTATAATACCATGTGCTGGTCAAAGCTCACGATACCCTGGTACGAGACCGAAGTACTTGCTAACTGTGGCAGATGGCGACTGCTTATTTGAGAAAGCTGCAAACCGGTATGTCGACGAAACTGATGTTCACTTCATAATCTTAAAAGAGCATGCGATAAAGTACGACGCTGAGATAGCCATTTCTAAGGTATATGGCTGGCGTGACAACGTTTTTATTCATATTTTGGACAATCCGACATCAGGTCCTGCTGAAACTTCATATCACGTTGCTAAGAAGCTAGGAGACCAACCTATCTTGATACAAGATTGTGACAGCTTCTTCACCTGTCCTTTGAGCGATGAGAACTACGTGTGTACTGTTGACCTAAGAGATAACTTGGACGTAACAAACGTTGCAGCAAAGAGCTTTGCAGTTACTAATGAGCAAGGTGTCCTCACAAACATTGTTGAGAAGTCAGTTGTCAGTAATCATATATGTGTAGGTGGTTATGGATTCAAGACAGCTAGTATGTTCTGTGATTCGTTTGACAGGCTGAGTGAGATACATGAAGGTGAGATATTCGTATCGCATATTATAAAGGAGCTTTTGTCGTCCAATGTATTTGTTGCCAAGGACGTTGATAATTATGTCGACCTTGGAACGTACAAGGAATTTGTTGAATACAATAAACAACGACAGACAATCTTTTGCGACATTGATGGCACTGTCTTTTACAATCAGTCCAAGCTCTTCAGTAACGACTATTCTAAAATGCCACGACCTATCCCCAACGCTGTCAACTATCTACTAGAGAAGCAAAGGAACGGAGCCACGATAATATTCACGACATCTCGTCCTGAAAGATTTGGCGATGTTACGGAAAAGGGACTAAAAGACTGCGGCTTTAGGGACGTGAGAGTGCTCTATGACATACCTCATGCACCGAGAGTGCTGATAAACGACACAAGCAAGACGAATCCATACCCATCTGCATCAGCTATAAATATACCAAGAGATGATAATGATTATTGGGGTAAGATGTGAAAACGTATCTGGCAAACTATCTACATGATAGAGGTATCATTGGACCACAACTTGTCGATCAATTGAATGACATTGAGTATTTTCTAACCAAAGAAAACTTTGTCACCAAGTCAAGCGAGTATTATGAGTTGTTGTTTGACGAACAGCCTGACCCAGTTGTGTTCACTGGTCACAAGTTCTTTCTCACAAAAGTAGTTCATCCACTTTTCGCACGTACTGATCTAATGGAGAGAGGCCTCCATCTTTTCAGAATGATGTTCTCACGCCATGCCCATAATTTGAGAGGCAGAGGCATTGAGGAGCATGAGAAGAACGGTGTAATGGTTTTCGAAAACTTTTTTGAAACAGAAGATGCCGAAAAGTTCAAAGAATTTATCCTCGCACAACCTAAGAGCGAGAATATACAGAACTTCAATAAGATTACAAATATATTACCTGATGATTTGTATGAGAAGGTTAAGCATGAGGTCTATCCCATCTGTGCCAAAGCTGTTCACAGGCCAAGTACGTCACCAGCAGCATGGGAACACTTTCAAGCTACATCATATGTCCAGCGATTAGATAACAGACCAAATGATGGCGACATACAAAAAGTATGCCATAGTGATGTATTCTATCCTTGCCTTAAATATTGGTACTTTCCTGAAGACGTTAATGACGGTACGTTCATGTATGCCAAAGGCAGCACAATGCTAGATGAGGATCAATTGGATTTCTATTTTAGAGAGTCACTTGCTGTCACTAATAATACATGGGACAGGAAAAGAAACAAAGGTCACGGAGAAGGTTCGTTCAGGGCTCTGCCTGACGACTTGGCTAGCATGAATCTTAAACTAGAACCTATAGTAGCTAAAGCGAACTCGCTAGTGATTGCTGACACAAGTGGTTTTCACTGTCGGGGTAATGTGAAAGAAATGTCAACAAGAAATGCACTGCATGGTGCGATAAGAGTGGAGACCCCTTTTGACACTTAAACCAATAACATATGCGTATTTGGAAACAACCAACTACTGCAACCTTGACTGTAGCTTCTGTAATAGAAAGGAGGTAATTGGTGACCTTGAGCATATGCCAATCGACAAATGGCGTACAATGCTTGATAACCTAAAGGACCAGCCTATCAAGGAAGCTAAGTTGATGGGCATGGGAGAACCATTTCTCCATCCACAGTTCGATCAGATATGTAAGATATTTAAAGAGTACTTTCCGGAAGCGTTTCTGATTGTAGCTACTAACTGTCAATATAAGTTTACAGACAAGATTGAAAATGCGTTTAAGTATATTGATCTCGTATACTTTAGTATAGATGGTTATAAAGAAAGTTACGAAAGAGACAGAGCTCCAGCAAAGTGGCCGAAGCTAATAAAGTTCCTTGATGAATTCAAGAAGCGTGAGCGTCACGGTTGTAGAGTGACATGCAATTATGTTGTGAATCCAGACAACGTACAAGACATCCAAACTATTTACGATAACATTGTTGTCCCTTACGAGCTTGAGGAGTTAAGATTAAATATAGCTCAAGATTGGTCACCCGATACGTCAATGCCTGGTGGCTATACGTTAGAACAAATTCAGTACTTGAGAGAGAATTGGAAGGACAATATCAAAGGCAAGTCTGAGTGGAACTTCGATCAATGTTTCTGGCCACAGGAAGGAATATACACAACTGTGGATGGAAGAGTATTGATGTGTGCACTCAACACTGCCGAGCCTGGCTTTGGTAATTTGTTCGATCAAAGTATAGACGAAATAAGATCCTCTGATCGATACTCGGGAATCAGATCCTCTTGTGAATTGAATCATCCAACGTCTCACTGTGAAAATTGCTCTTACAAAGAGCTTACTCCGTTATTACAGAAATTGGAAGTACATAATGAATTGTCTGAATCATCTAAATGATATTCAAAGAATAAAGGGCAACTATCCAAAACCAGGTCTAATTAGGCTAGGTTCTGCAGAACGTGATGAGCCCTTTCCTAAACTAATGTGGGAAAAGTTTCTTGACTGTTTGAGGGAGACTGATGTTAGGTACTATCCCGATTTTGATTATGCGTTACGAGTCTTGAGCGATCACGCAAAGGTTCCTACCGATTGTCTAACTATGGGTCATGGTTCAGACAGTGTAATTAAAAATGTTTTTGAATGCTTTGTAAGCGAAGGATCGAAAGTAGTAACAACAGATCCTTGCTTTCCTATGTATAAAATCTATGGCCAGATAAGGAATGCTAATGTTGAAGCAGTTCCCTACAACAATAAACGTACAGATGTACCTGCAATAATAGATGCCATAGACGCGAACACCTCTCTTGTTATAGTTAGCAATCCAAACAGTCCGATGGGTGATTTGATTCATGATATTAAAGACATTATCGAAGCTGCTGCAAAGAAAGATTGTATGGTTTTGGTAGACGAAGCGTATGGTGAGTTTGCCAACATGCCCAGCATGGTTAATGAATATGAAAATTATTCTAATCTCATTGTTACAAAAACATTCTCCAAAGCAGTTGGGTCTGCAGGAATAAGATTTGGTTATGGCGTCTCAAACAGAGCCGTGACGGGTATACTCGCAAAGGTAAAGAGTATCTATGAGATAACAGGACCAACAATTAAGTGGATGGAAATGGTCATTCACAATTGGGATTTAGTTCTTGAATATACTAATCAAGTTGCTGTAAACAAATACGAAGTAATAAGAGAATACGAAAAACAGGGCCATGAAATACATCACGGATACTGCAACTGGATTCATACAACAAAAACTGAATTTCACGAATCAATCGATACAAAACAATGTACCCTACCTTGGGATGACAGACAGTGGACGAGATTATGCATTCCATCTGATAAGCAAACACTAGAGTTAATTCTTAAATGAAAATAGCATTGTGTCTAAGCGGTCAAATGAGAGCAAATCGCTTTTGTATTCATACACTCAATACTGCGTTCCCTGGATGCAGTGTCGACATATATGCTACTGTGTGGGATTATGAGGACCGTACAAATATAGAAATGCTTAGAGAAATGGTCAATGTAGTGCACCTTCATAAAGTTACAAATGACGATCTAAGTAAGTACAAAAATTTTGAGTCGTTTGCAATAAGGAACGGTTTTTTCGGTTTGAAAAACGTAAAGACCTGGAAGCAAATTCCTGTGTGGAACTTAACACGCATAGAACTGATGGCTCAAAAAAGTTTCGAACGAGTACCTGCCGAAGGGTATGACTTTATTGTACGCTCCCGCTTCGATACTCGTTACCTAAAAGATTTACGGCCATTACTTGACAAAGATATGCTATTGCTTTCAGACGACATAGGAGGGAGCGCTGAGTGGGATAATTGGAAGAGCACGCGTATGGTGTTCGATGGATTTGCTGCCGGTACCTATCAAACTATGAAAGAATATTACAACTTTGTAGACTGGCTACCAAGATACTTCGAGTTTCATAAAGAAACACTGAAAGCAGAGCGCACGCTAGGTTGGTATCTTAGTAAGCATACACAGCTTGTTCAAAAGCATGCTAGGGACATACTAGGTATACAAATTAACAAAATTGAATGGTACAATAGATCTAGAAATCTCCCCACACAATCACTGCAAAATAAACAGCAATCAACATTCGATTTTTATATTAGAGATCTGAAAGAAAACCACCCGGAGCTCTACGAGGGTGTGGCAGCTTGCCTTGATTAATTTTACTGTATATTGTGCGCATCGTTCAGGCTCCAATTTTCTTCAAAGCCTCATTACAGAAAATTTTCATTCGTGTAGAGCGTGGGAGCTAACACGCTTGCATGTTGGTTGGAAGCACGGTGCTTTTCATCCTAGCTACATGAGGAGGAAAAACTTTTGTTTTGTGATGGCTAGGCATCCGATCAAATGGGTAAACTCGTGCATGAGATTCAATGCTGATATGTGGAAATGGTGGGATGTAAAAATAGATGAAGAAGACGGTATAGGTCTATCTTTTCCCTACAACGATGTGCATATCAGTGTCAAGCGAATGATTGATAAATGGAACGTATTCTACAAAGGATGGTTGGATCATAGTAAATGTAAATTTATTTGGTATGCTGACCTCTTGAACATAGAGCTGAGAAATAGTATACTAGTGGATATAGAAAACGATAATAAACTCATAAGGTGTAGAAAGGAATGGGCTGTTCCAAACAAAGTACAGCATAGTGAGAGCTATACCGAACAAAAGAGACTGATGGAACGAGATCTATTTGAAAACAATATGCTCAACGACAAACCTCATATTGTCGAATACATAAACAACAATATTGATAAAGACTTACTTAATAGAATGATGGAACTTAGTTATGAAAATTGCAGTCGTTTATAGTGGCGAACCAAGATCCTTTGAGCATGTAAAATCCCAACACGAAGAAGAGTTTCTTCAAGGATTGGATTACGATACATATCACTCAACGTGGATAAAGACTACTGAGGATGAGTGCAAGCTAATAGAGCAAGCTGCCAATTTCAAAGGTCTTAACAGGGTAGATTATAATTGCACTGAAAGACCTGATCTTTGGCACTTTGAAGCTACGCTTCTAAACAGTAAGAAAAACCATCCTATATTCATGTTGGGTCGTATTCAGTATATGACATCAGCTGCACTGGATCTTATCTTGAAGTCACGTATCGAGTATGATTATATCGTCAGACTTAGATACGACTTTGAATTTAAAGGCAAGCTGAAAGATTATTTACCGATGGTTCAAAAAGGTAACGATATTGTAATAACCAGAAAGATGGGCGGCAAGTCCAGTCCGATAAATGTATGGGATGGCTTTGCATTTGGCGGGTACACAGCAATGTGCTGGTACTTTCATTTTAATCGATGGATACCTTTTTCGTTATTCAACAGCGATGTAGCAAACTGGAAGTTCCAACCTGAGTTTGTTTATGGTACTTACTTGAGACACGTTGGATTGAATGTAGTAGAGAGCGATGTACAACCTACTCACATCTACCCGGATGACAATAAAGTCGACTGGCACAGGGAAAAGAGGACCATACAATACTATCGAGACCTCGCAAACTTCCATCCTCAGTTCTATACGCAACGAGATGGTAAGCTAACAATGGAGAATGATAGCCCCTGGGTGTCTGATGATCTTATAATAAATGTTTTGAGTGATGAAGGACTCGTGTGTAATGAAGTATAACAGACAAACGCCATGCGTGTATAAAAAGATCAATGTTGTATATCACGGTGTTCCTAAAAATGCATCAACAAGTGTAAAGAACGCCCTGTACGAATACGAGCACGGTCATCCATTTGATGGTAACAAGCAATGGATCCACAAAGGCAATGAAAAAGGCGGGTCTATATATCCTAGCTTAGATAGTATACGATCTGACTTTGAAGACGCTCTACACTTTACTGTCGTACGTCATCCCTTCGAAAGGTTCAAAAGTTTTTATAGTGATATATTTGCAAGAACTACGAACATAAGAGTGGGAGCCCCTCCGTTCTATACTGACAATCAAATAAAGATAGAAGAGAAACCCATAGACGAAGTGATAGATATGATCGAACAGTTTAGTGACGATGAAGCCGATGAGCACTTTGCATCGCAGTCGTCTTTCGTTCACCATGACAATTGTTGTATAGTGAAAATGGAAGACATGGAAGCTGGTTGGATCGATATTTGTGAACGGTTAAGTGTTGAACATAGACCGTTATCAGTATATAATAAGTCTGAAGATATAGTTATGTTAAACGATAATCAGAAGCAAAGACTATACCAACGCTACTCTGATGACTTCAATAATTTTGATTATAAGGTGTAACCAATGAGTGATCCGATTAGAATCTTTATAGGCACATCGGCGAACGGTGAAGACGCCGTTGCTGAAATGGTTTACGAATATTCGATTCGTAAGAATGCTTCTGTTGATGTTGAGATAACATGGATGAAGCAATCACATTGGGATTCATCTATATGGGGTTGTTGGGAAACGCAAATGTGGTCGACTCCGTTCTCAGGATTCCGTTGGGCAATACCAGAAGCCTGTGGATTTCAAGGACGAGCTATCTATACCGATTGCGACATGATCAACTTTAGAGACATTAACGAACTAATCAATATCGACTTAGAAGGTAAGCCTGTTGCTGCTCGACGTGGTAGTCGTTTCGGTGGTCACGAGTTCTGCGTTATGGTTTTTGATTGTGCAGCTTTTGATGATCATTCTATGCCTGCTTCACGAATGAAGGTTATACCAGAAGCTCATCATAGAATGATACATAAGTTCTCGGGTTCCGATCTTGTTAAAGATTTGGATCCCAAATGGAATTGTCTTGATGGAGAAAACCTACCATTGGATGAGATTTGGCACTTACATTATACAAATATGGCAACACAACCTTGGCAGCCAGGTTGGTATACAGGAGAAGTGAAAGAGCATCCTAGACCTGAGATTCGGGATATATGGTATGAAATGAAAGACGAGGCAATCGCAGCTGGTTACAAAGTGAGTGATTACGAACCCGATGAACCATTTGGTGAATACAGTATAATTGGTAAATGACATGAAAAACGAGAAAATAGGTATCTTTCTTAACAGTGCTAACGACAATGGATTCAGATCTCTGTTGTATGACTTCCAGTGGGGTATTACAGAACTGGCTGGAGATGCCTTCATAACACAAGATGATAACGACATTGATAAATGTGATGTCGCTGTATTCTTTGGATCGTGGAAAGATAGGAACACGCCGTGGCATAATTGCAAACGAAAGATTGTTGCAAGTGGTAAACCATTCGTTTGTATAGAAACTCCTTTAATCGGCCGAGGTCCTGTTACTGACATTCTTCAAGACCAATGGTATCGAATAGGTGTCAATGGCTTCTTAGCTGACACTGGCCGATTCTATAGACAGAATCAAAATTATCCAGCAGATCGTTGGAACAAAATATCCAATGCTCTCGGTGTTCAATTGAAGTCTTGGAGCGACAGTGGCGATGTTGTTATCGTTGCATTGCAACTACCAGGCGATGCTTCGTTAAGAGGTACGAATATAACTGAATGGGCTGCCAACACAATAGAACAGCTGCGAGAGCACACCAACAGACCAATTATCTTACGTACACCACAATTGGATAGAGAGTTTGACCGTGATAACATATTACGTATCACACGGGTCGATGGTGTATCAATGCAACAGGGTACAAAAGAAAATCTATTTGCGACTTTAGATGATGCTTACGCTACTGTAACTTATAGCTCTGGTTTTGGTATCGACTCGGTTATTAGAGGTACGCCTACTATTGCTATGGATCCAGGTAACTTTGCCTACTCATTAGGTAACAATAAATTATCGCAGATAGAAAATCTAATTCGTTCCAATGACAGGCAGCAGTGGTTAAATAATCTGGCTTATGCTCAATGGTCACGTCAAGAGATTAAAAATGGCGAAGCCTGGGCACATATAAGACATCAGCTATGAACATTGAAGAGTTCCGAAATGTATTGTTAATAGATGATGGGTTTTATCCTCGTGATGTGAAAGAGAAGGAATTTGATTACTGTATACCGATGTGTAACCCCGATGGTTATTTTATGGAGTTTGGTGTATGGTTTGGTAGGAGTATCAATTACATAGCTAAAAATTTTCCTGAATATCATTATTACGGTTTTGATACATTTGAAGGTGTCGATGAAATATGGGAGACCGGTGGTAAGACAGTTGATATGAGCCGGTTCAACGTAAGCGATCCCAATAACATTGATGACAAAACAGGATTGCCTAAGGTTGAGAAGAATGTCAGTCTTGTTAAAGGATTGTTTCAGGACACGTTGGAGGGCTGGCTGGTCGATCACAAAGATACTGTTTCATTTATAAACATGGATCCCGATCTTTACTCAGCCGCCATATATGTTCTTGAGACGTTGAATGAAAGGATAATACCAGGTACAATTATAAGGTTTGATGAGATATGTGATTGGCGAACAGTAAACTTCCCTGGCTTCAATAGAAACAACCACCACACAATATCACAATATACAACATGGGAAGAAGGTGAATGGAAAGCACTTAATGAGTGGATGGAAAAGTATGACAGAGAAGTTGAACCATTGTGGAGAAATTGGCACCAAGCTGGTGGCGTAAGGATTATAAAATGAGTAAATATGAAGTTGTAACATCTATGAGCCAGTCTTACTATGATAGGATTGGTAGTGTAATGCTTGAGAGCTTTGTTGAACGATGGCCTGACGATATAAAACTCAGAATCTATACTGAGGATGGACTAACTCTTCCTGAGCACCCTCAGTATGATGTCTATGACCTGTATGAAGCTGAGCCAGCAGCAGCTAAGTTTGTTGAGCGTAACAAAGACAGACCTGATCAGCAGAATCCAAAAGAACTACATCTAGGTGCCGTGAGGTTCTCATATAAGACATTTAGTATTATCAATGCATGCTTAACGTCATCTGCTGATTATATGATTTGGTTAGACGCCGACACGTTTACCCATACAAACATGACTCATGAGTTTCTCGATACCCTAGTAGACCAAAAAAATTATCTAACATATCTGGGACGAGATAACAACTATAGTGAATGCGGTTTTGTGATTTACAATCTCAGACACGAAATAAACCAGAGCTTTATATCAGGCTGGAAGAAATTGTATGTTTCCGATACTGTCTTTGAATTACCTCAGTGGCATGACAGCTTTGTATTCGATACGCTACGCAAGTCATATGAACAGTTCCAGAGCATAACCAACAACAATCTTAGCCCTTGGGGTAAGAATTATGATCATGTTTTCATCAATAGCATACTTGGTGAATACATGGACCATATGAAAGGTGACAGAAAAGATCACGGCAAGAGCAGAAAAGAAGACATAACAAGAGAACGTAAATCCGAATACTGGGGCTATCTGAGTAAATACCAATGAGCATTCAATACTATCATCCAACACTAAACAAAACAATTACAATCGAAGAAGGTTTCAATGGTGGTGTTACTACCGTAACAGAGACCAACGGAGGCCAGCACACACAGTCACTTACGATGCGTGAGGACGATGTGAACCATTTCGTTGAAGGTCTCATAAGTAACGGCTGGCTGAAAAGGCAGCAACTCTGAGTTGTCTTTTACACCGACATACCTTATAATATTGTTATGTGGTTAGAGATTAAAGGTACACGAAGCAGACGTATTCGCAAACTTGTCGAAGACGCTGCGTTCTTCTTCGAGAGCGAGTTGATCCATCCAAGGACAGCGAGTATACTTGAGATTACTTTCCTCTTTAAGAAACTTAACGGTGCACATGGCTTTTGTGTTTATGAAGGTGACCATGTCAGACCTAGAGAGTTTACGATAGAAATAAACAAGGGTCAGAGTGATGAAGATATCATTCGAACCATTGCGCACGAGCTAGTACATGTTAAGCAGTATGTGAAAGGCGAGCTGAAAGAAAAGCATCGTCCGGACTATCATATGTGTTGGCTTGAAGAAAGAATAGATGTCGGACTGAGCGACTTTTATGATGTTCCTTGGGAAGTGGAAGCTCGGGATCTTGAAGATAAGCTATATTTGAAATACGAGAATAGGTGATATGACTAAACTAACTATTGAAGAAACACAACCCGTACAAGAAGAACAAGTGCAAGACGAAGCAGGCTTTAGCTTAGGCGAGAGCACTGACGAAGGCGTTGCTGTCGATGAGCTGTCCAAGAATGCTATGGGTGGCACAGAGATGATGAAGTACGGTCTATATGAACGTCTTGCTGATGATATCAAAGACGAGGTTCAGATTATCTGCTCACGCGTCCGAGAAATAGATGAGCATAGACCTTCTATCTTGTGGCTGCACGATCTCTTCAACGATCCCGAAGCTGTGCACCTCAAGGACCCTGAATCAAGAGCGAGATTTGATAGGCTTGTTTTTGTATCCAACTATCAATTCAACACCTATCAGATGTCTATGGGTGTACCATACTCAGAGTCTCTTATTTTGCGCAATGCAATTGAACCCATTGAATGGAAAGATAAGGACTATGATGGCACTATCAAGATGATCTATCATACGACTCCGCATCGAGGCCTTGAGCTGCTTGTACCTACGTTTGAATACTTGCAGCAGCACCATGATAATATTCATCTTGATGTGTACTCCTCTTTTGAAGCATACGGATGGCCTCAACGTGACGAGCCATACAAAGAGTTGTTCGCGAAGATTGATGACAATCCTCAGATGACATACCATGGCTATCAGCCAAACGATGTTGTACGTAGAGCTCTACAACAAGCTCACATCTTTCCTTATCCTTGTATATGGCAAGAGACATCTTGTATTGCTGCAATTGAAGCAATGAGTGCTGGAGTTAACATTGTATGTCCTAACTATGCAGCGCTTCCTGAGACTACATCGAACTTCGCTTACATGTATCACTGGCATGAAGATATGCAGCAGCATGTAAACATCTTTGCCAATGCACTGAGCAGTGTTATTGACATGGTAGGTCGTAAAGAACAAAATATGATCAATCGTCTCGCATTCCAGAAGAACTATACTGACTCGTTCTACAGTTGGGATCAGAGAGTGCGCGAGTGGGACGGTCTGATTCGTGGTGTCCTTGCACAATCCAAAGCTAGTTGAAGGAGAGACGCACGCTCATGCCAATTATAAATAGCAGTATGGCAAGAGATAGAGCAACTATAATTCCATTCCCTTCTGACCGCATGGTGGAAGGTAGATATGAAATGATCAAAGAGCTCAATAGAACGAGCATGAGCGTGCGCCTTGCTAAACAAGACAAATTCGTCGAAGGTCTTGTCGACTTGTACAGTAGTCGTATTGTCAGCAAACTCGAATATCACGGTTTCGATGTTGACTCGGAAGAGTTTATACGAGATTATTCTTTAGTCTCTGAAGCTCTTGCGTCTTGCCTAATGCGTTCTCTCGGCCGAGAACATCCCCTCCAGAAAATCCAACACAAACTTGAAGAGATGATTGGCGAAGACACGTAAGGCTGTTGACTTTAGTAGTGTGATGTTAGATAATTTGATAATAAACTAAAAATTGGATTAACATTATGATACTAGTTGACTTCAATCAAGTTGTTATCAGCAACTTTATGGTGCAAGTTGGTGCACACACAAACATACCTCTCGAGGAGAGTATGCTCAGGCATATGATCCTCAACACTATCAGATACTATCGTCAGAAGTTCACCGATGATTACGGTGAGCTCGTTATCTGCTGCGACAGTAAGAAGTATTGGCGTAAGGAAATATTCCCTTTCTACAAAGCAGGACGGAAGAAAGACAGACAGTCTTCCGGAGTTGATTGGAGCACTATGTTTCATGCCTTAGACACCGTCAGAGGAGAGCTGAAGGACATTTTTCCTTACGTTACTCTTATGATAGAAGGTGCGGAAGCTGACGACATCATTGCCACTATTGTTCAAGAGGTACGAGACGAGAAAATCTTAGTACTATCAAGCGATAAAGACTTCATACAACTACACGCATACGATAATGTCGAACAGTACAGTCCTGTACTCAAGAAGTTTCTTCGTCACGAAGATCCTGAGATGTATCTAAAAGAGCATATCATCAAAGGTGACAGAGGTGATGGCATACCGAATATTAATTCACCTGATGGTGTTTTCGTTGATGGAGGCCGGCAGAAGCCAGTGAGAAGGAATATGATTGAGTCAGTTGCCAATCTCAACATTGAGCTCATTGAAGGTTATGATGCATTCTCTAAAGAAGAGATGAAACGTAATTGGTTACGCAATCGACAGTTGATTGATCTCAGTCTTATACCAGATAATATAAGAGATCAAATAGTTGAAGAATATACGAATTATAAAATTAACGACAGAAGTAAGCTGTTCAACTTCTTTATTGAGAAGAAGCTGAGCAACTTAATGGAAAGCATAGGTGAGTTCTAATGAATCTTAGCATATACGAAATGTTAGAGAACGTACATAAAGAGAAAACGAAAGCGAAGAAGATCGCTAAGCTCCGCGAGTATGGCGATCAAAAGCCATTACTCACTATTCTCGACTTTACTTTTGATCCTGGTTGGAAGTGGCTGTTGCCTGAAGGCGCTCCGCCCTACACCCCTTCACCGAAAGAAGCAGATCTGCAACATAACCTCAAGTCTGATTACAGACGACTGCAATATTTTGTGAACACACCGCAGGGTTCAGCAATGAAATCACTGCGCCGTGAGACAATGTTTATTGAGATGCTTGAAGCGATAGATTTCAACGATGCAAAACTTCTAGTCGCCGCTAAGGATAAGAAGTTGCCATTTAAGTCTGTTACAAAGAAACTTGTTATGGAAGCATTTCCAGAGGCAACGAAGGGTTGGGCATGAGTACTTCTTTTATTATTGGAAACGGTAAGTCTCGAGACGGATTCGATCTCGAGCAACTACGCAAACATGGAACGATATATGGCTGCAATGCTTTGTATCGTGACTTTGAACCAGACTTTCTTGTTGCTATAGACGAAGCGATAATCAAAGAGATTACACATAGTGATTTTGATATGGAGCACTTCATAGTACCTCCTCACGAGGAGCAGTTCGAACATCCAGAGTTCAATCCATTCACCAGACTTCGATCGAATGCTGGTATGAATGCCATGATAGAGTCTATTCGAGCTGGTAACAAGGAACTCATTTGCTTAGGCTTCGATTTCATCATACAAAACGAGCTTGCAACAGACAATATGTATGCTGGTACTGAATGCTACGGGAAAGAAACCTATACGAGTCTGGCTGATGGTTTGAGACGAGCCAAGTATCTCGATTGGTTTGCTGATAAACATCCTGGACACATATTCAGAATAATTCTACCTCGCATAGAAAAACTGACTGTACATCCATTTTCTTCTAAAAATATCCGTGGAATGTTCCTTGACGAACTCATGTCTTACCTAAATACTAAGGCATAAGGAGATTTATGCCGATCTATACATTTAAAGACACTCAATCTGGCGAAACTTGGGACGAACTTTGTTCCTGGGATGATCGCTGCTCTTACCTCGAAGAAAACTCTCACATTACTACTATTATTGATGGGGCTCCCAGCCTTGTCAGTTCTCAGTACACTAGTGGTTTGAAGAATGATGAGGGTTGGCAGGAAAATTTAAGTCGCATTGCTGAAGCTCACCCCACTAGTGATCTAGCGGATCGCTATGGTTCGAAATCTGTCAAGGCGGCTGGAACGAGGAATGCTGTGAAGAGGTGGAGGGACCAAACGGGTAGAACCTAAGAGGAATACAATGAGCAATCTTGCTGTCGAATACATTGAAGATTTTTATAATGCTCAGGAACAGAAACAACTCTTTAAACATAACCGAAAAAGGAAAAGAAAAGCCCAAGCTCAAGCTAAAAATAGACAAACATTGCAACTACAAGACATAACACCAATGACTGCCAATCAAAAACTGGCATTCACTCACTACGACAACGGAGACAATATACTTCTCCATGGTGTGGCGGGCACTGGTAAAACATTTCTCTCTATGTACCTCGCGCTTGAGGAAATAATGCAGAGAGATAGTGCAAGAGAGAAAGTAGTTATAGTACGTTCTGTCGTACCAACAAGAGACATGGGGTTCTTACCAGGTAAAGAGCACGAAAAGACAGCAGTTTACGAGCAACCTTACAAAGCAATATGCTCAGAGATAGCAAATAGAGGAGATGCTTACGATCTCTTCAAAGCAAAAGGAATGATTGAATTTATATCCACATCATTCATTAGAGGCACAACACTCGACAATGCTATTGTCATTGTAGATGAGTGTCAAAACATGACGTTCCATGAGCTCGACAGTATTATTACTCGAGTCGGTGTCAATACAAAGATACTATTTTGTGGTGACTTCAGACAGACAGATCTGACAAAGCCATACGAACAGTCTGGTATCAAAGAGTTTATGAAGATACTAGATAATATGCACTACTTTGAAAAAGTAGAGTTTGACTTTGATGATATTGTTAGATCAAGTCTTGTTAAAGATTATATAATAGCGAAAGAAAATATTAATGAAGTTCATACATGAAAACCCTTATGAGATAGCAAAGCTAGAGGGTGTTACAAAAGACGGTAAGCGGTACTATGTTACTCCAGAAGGTAACAAGTACCCTTCCGTCACTACTGTGGCTGGTATCTTTGCCAAAGACGGTATACTTAAATGGCGTAAGAGAGTTGGTGAAGAGACAGCTAACAAGATAACAAATCAAGCCTCGGTCAGAGGTACAGCTGTACACAAGATATGTGAAGACTATATTAACAACGATTCAAACTATCTCAAAGGGCAGATGCCCTCCAATATCCAATCATTCAATAGCATCAAGCCTATCATTGATGACAAGATAGATAATGTCATAATGCAAGAATGTCCACTCTACTCAGACTACCTCAAAGTAGCTGGTACAGTCGACTGTATAGCAGAGTGGGATGACAAACTTTCTATTATAGATTTCAAGACCTCTCGCAAAGTGAAGAAGAGGGAATGGATCGATAACTACTTTATGCAGACAGCTGCTTATGCAGTCATGTTTGAAGAGAGAACGAAAAGACCGATCGATCAGATAGTGATCTTAATTACTGTCGACAACGAAGAACCTCAAATCTTTATTGAGAAGCGTGACAATTGGATATGGAAATTTGTAGATGCTAGAAGTGAGTTTGAAAGACGAAATGGTTATTGACGGCGTTGTAGATAGTTGTGAAGACGTCCTCTGCGAAAGCCTTCGGGGATCTCTCCGAAGCACCTCCTCTCTTCGTCCGTTGCACGATTACATATCCAGAACCATCCGCCTTTGTTACAATTGTTCTCTGACTTCTTTCTACGAGTCTCTTCAGAGTCTTTGTAATCCTTCTTACCGTGTACATTATATTTGTAATAGAACTTAAGTTTTTCTGACTTTGATTTTCGTATATGTTCTGGATCAACCGCACCATACCTACCATTTCTTTCACCGGTAACTCCTTCAGAGATCTTACGCTTCGTCTCATCAGACAGACGCCGTTTGACGTTTTTGTTCTTGATCTGGTTGATGGCCATTTTGTTAACTTTGTCAGCACACTTATTGACAAGCTCACACTTGTACGTCTTCTTGTACATTTCAGATCTCACAACCAAAGACTCAAGCGATTGATTCGTCTCGAGGATCTCGAGTCCACGACCAACAGGCTTCTCGTCTGCAATCTCTATGTGTTTGTCAATGCTGTTGTGATAAAGGTAGTACATAACGGTAACTTGTTGATATCTAAGGATTTGTAACTGCTTGATTTCACAGGTAATGATAAATTAGTTATAACTTGCTGATTACAATGAGTATTTATAGTTGATTTTATGACTGAATGTTTGGATAATATGTGCTTAATATGAGAAAGGTAACTGAATGAAGATCAATTATACTAACAGAACTAAGCTCGGATTGCGCAAAGTGCTTAACAGCGCTGCTCATTTCTATGCCGACAAGCTAGAAATTAGTAAGGCGATCCAAAACAGATTGCAGTTGAATATCTTCGTGCGGAAAGGACCCAATCGTGGTTCGTGCGCTGTTGACTGTCATCCGGTCCGACTGCCTACAGAGTTTGATATTGAGATCCACCCTACCGAAGACCTCAATGAAATGCTTTCATCTTTTGCACACGAGTTTGTTCATGTAAAGCAATTTGCGATAGGTGAGCTCAGGATGTTGAAAAAGTGCAACAAGTGGAAGGATAATATATGGGTCAACAAGAAAAATGAGATTGACGACTACTACGACTCGCCTTGGGAAATAGAAGCCTTCGGCCGCGAAGAAGGTCTATACTTGAGATTTATTAATGATAACACTGACATGATAGAGGATTGGAAGAATGGCTAAGAAACTTGTTGAATTGACATGGCAAGAGATGCAGGAACATCTCGACAAGGATCCTATCCGACCACATATAACTGCAAAGTTCAGGACCGACTCACCTCACCGAGCAGCTTGTGCTCTCGAGAATAAAGGCGATATAGAAGCAATCGTATGCTTGTCGTTTGGTTATGGTGTACCGATCGATGAAGGTAAGCTGGCGATACACAACATCATGGGTCACATGGGCCCAGACTTCGTCATCGTGCCGTACACGATGTGGTCGTACAAGAAAGGTGCTGGATCAGACATAATAAATAGACTCCTTAAACAGCTTAAGAGAGAGTATAAAGGCATGGATAAGTCTGAGTGGCCACGATTGGTAACCATGTCACCCAAGACAGAGATGGCTCAAAACTTTCATATCAAGAATGGAGCTGAGCTTCTGGCAGAGAATGAATCTAGCAATAATTTTGAATATAAACTTTACTAAGGAAGTGCAATGGCTAAGAAAACCACAGTAACAACTATTGAATCAGTGAACAAAGGAACCAGCATCGGCCGCAGGAATGTAAAGATGTCTTCCATGAATAAGAATAAGAAGGGATCGTTCAAAGCGTACAGAGGACAAGGATAATGAATATTATAAAGGAAACTATGTCTGTAGAAGTGCATGCATTTCTTAAGAGCTTGATTAACCCAGATATGTACGGTCATGCTGTAACAGCAGAAGTAAGAGATGAAGCACGTGTGTTGTTGGGTATGAAAAAAGTAGAGACAAAACGAAAGAAAAAGGGTTTTGCTCTCGAGGAATATTAATAAATGAGTGATGATAATCAGATCATATTGATCTCTGATGTCATCGAGCAGAAGTTGAGAAAAGAGAAAGAGCTCGAGTTCTATCTTGATGAGTTGGAGAAGCTCCAGCAGAAAATATTTTGGTTGAGACGAGAAGTTGATCTTACCGAATCAATTATTGAGATGATAAAGAAAGAAAAAGATGAAAGATGAAAACCTAAAGCGCGCTATCGCAGCCACTAAGATCAAATGGGCTACTGTAGAAAAATGGAGAAGCCGACTCAAATATAATAACAATGAGGAAATGCTTCTCGATTGGATACACAATCGTGATGAGGTATATTACAGGGGGCTCTTTCCAAAACCTAATCCTTTCCACAAGCATGTCAGAGTTTACCTAGATACTATGGAATACCTTGGTATATCGAGTATTGAGATGTTAATCGATCAAGGTTTGAAACTAACAAAGAAACAAATCAAAGAGTATAAGGATAAGATCGACGAAGATGAGCAAGAATAAATTCAATCAGCGCGACTGGAGCGATTATGACGAAGAAGTATATCCATGTGAATCAACACAAGATTCGGGCAAACAAGAAACATGGGACGAACGAGCCAGTATTAACGGTAAAAGAGGGAAGAAAGAACACATACGGTCACTCCGTAAAAATAAACGGTCCAAGCGAGGTGATATATGGGGGTAACGACAAACCAATACTTTCGTGTGGTGCCAGAGTTGTCATAATGACAGAAGCTGATGTGGAGATTGTGTAATGAACAGAAATATTGTAAACCAACATAGAAATAGTCATCAGTCAAACGATAGAATGCGCGCTGTACGCCGTGAAGAAACCCAACAAAAACAAGAAGTTACTAACTCGTTGAAATCTAAGGAAGTATCCGCTCAAAAACAGCGTTGACATTATGAATTACATCCCTGATAATGTTTATATTGAGTGAGGGAATGATTATGCAAAGACGAACTACTGACGAATATGGCTACACTGTTATCTTTAGAGGCGTTGATGCCGGCCGGTATGCTACTCCTGAGGTAGCAATTCAATCCTATGCAGACGAGCTGCATGGGCTTATTAGCGATCTGTCTAAGGACGCTACTGGTCATCGTTGTCGTATGGATTTCTCAGACGCTAGTTTCTTCCAGATGGAGATGGAAGCCGACTACTGGGCTTCGTGTATTGAGCGTGAGCTCAATGGTGATCAGCAAGCGAAAGAAGAGTCTCTCGAGGTCTTCATGCATTATGCACCAGATGTCGATACTGCTAATCGTTGGTTGAAGGAGGTGTTGAAATGATTGCTTGGTATATGGAAGAATGTGAACCTGCTCATGTTGATTATGAACGTCATGGTGGAGCTTATGATCGAGGTACTGCAGATAGTTATTATGGTCGTGGAGAGAATCCACACTACTATAAAGGAGCTACAGGCTCATCAGAACGTGTAGATATTCCTAAGGATCAGAAAGATTCCAATGTCTACAAAGCCTACATGGCTGGCTTTAATCAGAATGAGAAAGACGAATTCTTCAAAGACTGGGGTGATAAGTAATGATTGTTCTTAGTAATGGTTACGTTCAGGAGTTGTTCAGCTGCTACCTGGAGCTGGAGGAATTTATTGGGCAGGATGATTTTGATGCTGTGATGTCAGGTATACATTCACAGTACACTTTAAGCTACATTAACATAACATGATATTGATTGAGAGTATGACATGAAATTAGAAAAACGAGAACCTTTTTATGTTAAGGACGAGGCTCTTCGAAAGTTCTATGAGAAGGAACTCAAGGCCAAGTACTTAGGATACTTCTGTGCGCGCAAGCCAACAGGAGAAGAAGATGTTGATCCCGTTGATGTCTTCTATAAAGCTAAGCCTGCAAAGGGCGAGAGTAGCTATGTCGGTGTGTTGGTCAGAGACGGATCACAGATTGTAGTTGATGCAAAGAGCTGCTTCACTGAACCGATGATAGGTATCTGCGAGAACAACATTGTATATATCAGTCGCTATCCTGACGAAGTAATTCGAACTCCTCAGGGTGTTGAGATCACTGGTGGTCCTTTCAATACACAGGTGAAGGGTAGCCAGTTGGCACCAGAACGTAAGAGCGAGCTGACCAAGAACATCATGTATCTTAATAAGCTAATCAACGAACTCCATACTGGATATGATAGAAAAGAGCTTCAAGGTGAGTTACGTATCTGGAAAGATGAGCTTGAGAAAGAGTTGAAGGAAGGACCTAAGGCTGTTGAGATCAAGGTCGTCAATGCTACTGTCAAGAAGTCCCGGTTCTATTTCAAGACAGTGAGAAGCCAGCAGATATGATCGACGTCATAGACTATCTTTGCCAGGGTGTTATCATCTGCACAGGATTCACATCCCTCTACCTATTCGCCTCGCAAGATGCCAAGACACGAATGTGGGCTGGTGTGATTGGTTTGATAGGAGAACCGTTCTGGCTAACGACAGCATTCATTAACGGTCAGTGGGGTGTCGTTCTACTTGCAATGGTGTATGGCGTTAACTGGGTACGTGTTATCTATTCAAACTACCGGTGCACGGACTACTACTATGCAACCTAGAGACACAAGCAAGAGACATTTTTACATCAGTCTGATAAAGAGTGGGTTTAGAATTGTTGCTGCAGGAGCTCTTGTTCTTGGAAGTTTTGTTGCTGCGGGTGTATTTTTATTTGTAGCTGAGCTACTTGGTATATTAGAGGAATTGTAATGAACCGAACAACACTAACTAAAGAGACCGATTATAGCGTGGTTGTCGTTCTTTACGAGGACAATGTCAAGATGGGTGAAGTAGATTGTACCGACAAGTCGATTCATTGGGTTAACAGTGTGATCGAAAACTGGGAAGATGGTATACTGAATATTAAAAATGGAGCCAAGGTATGAGCTTAAGTAGACTAGAAGAAGCGTCATTGATGATCGCACAAGCATTAGTGCAAAAGGATTCGATGACTAACATGTATGAGATAGCTCAGAAGGCTACAGAGATTGCTCAAGAGGTACTCGTTCAGGCAGCCGGAGCAGAAGCGATGCCATCCGAGATGGATGATGATATGTTTGATGATGTTGATGATCTAATTTCAACTGACGTTGCGTATGGTATCGATATCGACAACGGTGCTGTAATTGATTCAATGCAGTCGATTGGTGACATATCTATCTCAACAAGTGATGCTGATAGTTCGACTGTGACAGTAGATACAACATTCGACGTCGACGACCTCACCATAACGACTATGGATTCATGAGTGCCGAAGAGCTAGTTGGGTCGTTCTTTATATTGTCGATGTGTTACTTTGGTTTTGCTGTGACGCTGTATATTATTATGAGTAGGAAGAATGATGAATAAGAAACAACAGGAAGAGATGGCTAACATTCAGGATACAATCTATGACCTTGCCGGTCGACTTATTATTGAGCAAGAATCAGAACCTTTACTTGTAGCAGCAGCTCTTGCAGCAACGGCAATGGGATTATACAAGTCGGTATTATCACCAGATGACTATGATAGCATGATTGACGTGATATCGAACAACAGAGACATCATTAAGCCATTCATGCAAGTAGAACCAACTCAAACAGGACCTTTACACTAGGAGAGAAAGATGAGTAATGTAATTGACATCGCAACAAGAGAGCAAGTCGTCGACTACACAATGAATAGTTACGAGGTTGATCAGTTTACTGTGACATGGGAAAACTTGGGGTTATCGCATCAGGGAACCTTACAAATAGATTATCTCCTCAAGTGTCTCGAGAACATCACGTATGATAACAAAGATTAAGTGGCTAGCTACTATTGCTGTGATTACGGGAACAGCATTCAATAGTTTAGGTATGTATCCGCAAGGTCCTATGGTGCTAGTAGTAGCTGGTATTCTTTGGGTGATAGTATCTGTTCACTGGAAAGACAAAGCTCTGATCATTACCAATGGGACTTTGACTATTGTATCGGTCACAGGACTTGCTATTAACTACTTTGGATTATTTCAATGAGAATAATGATATTTGCATTACTAGTCACATTACAATCGTGCTCTAGTATACGAGAAGAGAACGTATTGCCTGCTGTTGTAGGGATTGGACTATCAGTGACAGCAGAGCCCGCAGCTGGATTATTCGTGTCTGCTGCAATGAGATATGCGTATTGGATGAGAGGAAAAGAGAATGCCCGAGCACAAGCTGAAGAGAAAGGACTACTCGAGTCTCAGTCAATTGAAGAATGAGATTGAGAAGAAGGGAGATGAGAAGGTAACAGAGTTCATCGGCGAATATCTATATACTAAACGCGGAAGAAAGGAAATCCGTTATGGACTCTATCAAGGAAACGTCTCAATCACGATCATCAAGTAAAATGGTGGTAATAGTTATGTTAGACGCTTTACTACGAGGATTGCAGGTAGGATTAGTATTCTACATTGGTTTAACCATATGGGCTATACAACTAGAACTATATGCAGCCGCTCCTTTGTTTATGTTAGCAGGAGTATCATGCGGGCTTCTATGGGTTATAATTAAACGATGAAAGCAGTATTGAATATAGATGTGACCGCAGACTTGGATCCTGAAGGTATTCGTAAACTTGTATGGATTGGAGATAGTGATTGTGAGCAAGTCAATGAAGTAGAGACATGGGAAGAGATTGTTCAAAGGACTATTGAGTATTATACTTTCGGTGGAACGATTAAAGAGGACCATCGAGATGAAGTCGAGGCTCTTCGTAAAGGACTTAAGAAGGCTCT